TCAGTCCAAGTCGAAGAATCTGGTACAGTCTCAAAGTATGTATTAGCCTCTGTCAAAGTGACATAGCTATTTGCAGTAGCACTTGATAATGTTGCTGTTATAGTAGCTGCCACGATTAATAATTAATTTTAGTTTTATTGTAGCGTAAAGAAAAAACCCCACCAATATTTGATGAGGTTTCGTCCAAGCAACTTAATAATAATATTAATAAGTTGATGTATCAAGAGGAGAGTTAACTGTTAACTGTACTAATGGGATTAGATCCACATCGTATGTAGCTGACCAGTTACCTGCTGTTGCTAAGTTTGCATTTGTTGGGTTGTCAGAAGCACTACTCCAAGCAGTACCCATAACGTGATATGCAGTGTGATAATCAACAGAAAGAACATCCTGCTTAGAAAGCACGTTTCTTTCAGCTTCAATTCTTAATGCCTGTTGCTGTCCTTCAAGAATTGTTCCTGCTGTTGTTAAGTAACAGAAGAACTCTGTCTGATGACCAGAAGAACTAGATGGAGCAACTGTGTTAACAGCAGAATCAACAACAACTGTGCAACCAGCAAATTCGCCAACTGCTCTGTCACTGATACCAACTCCACCACCACCCCACTGGATACCTGTTCCAGTAGATAATGCAGAAGTTGAGAATGTTAACATACCAACCTGATATAGGTAGTAAGCAACTGATGGATGAACAATAAGGATATCTAAATCCTCACCTCTTTCTCCAAGAAGATTTCTTGCTCTTGCAATAGTAGAAGCTGTTAAAAAGTTAGCTTCAGTTGCACTGGCACCAGCTTTTGCTACATCAAGTGCATTAGCAGATAGAGCAGTACCAAACAAACCAGCTAAATGTGAGAACAATCTAGCGTTGTTTAGTTTGTTGATAGCATCAGCAAGTTGGTTTCTGATGTGACCCATAGGATCTTCACCAGCAGCCAAAATTGCAATATCATCAACAGCATAAGCAAATGCTCTATGACAGATAGTTGCAACCTGTGTACCTGTACCAATCTTCTGTGGTGTTAAATAACCAGCACCACTAGTTCCCCAGTTTGCCGCACCAGTAAGAATTTCTTCTGTTGGAGCGATTGGGTTAAACTCTGGAACCTGGATTCTTGTACCACCTTCGCTTGCATCTAATAATGCATTACGAGAGATAGCACCAGATTGTAAAAATGCACTACGCTCTTTTATAGCTTCGGAAACGTATGTGCTGAGATTATTTCTCTTTACGATGTCCGCAAGAAGGACACCGCCCGAATAATTCTGAAACGGAGCAGCCATTCAGATTTACCTTAAATACTTTTGCGATACCCTAATCACAGATTAAGGAAGCCGTTTCACGGAAACAAACTATTTTTGTTGAGCCTCTCTCTTCAGCACGGCTGCGAGATCTGGGTCTTCATTCTCCATTATAATCTGTTGCGTCAAATTGCCAGTCTTCCAAGGATTAACCGTACCACCTGACACATTTGATACAGGACTAGGCTTTGCACCCATGCCAGCAGCACTACTAGCCTTGAAATGATGTTCATAGCCACTGCCAGGATTCTTAAGACTTGAAAGATACAAGTTTAAATCCTGTTCAACTCCACCATTCAAAACAACAACTTTACCTTCTGAATTTTTCTTTAGTTGGTTTTGTAATAAAGAAAGCATTTGTTCTGCATTTATAGCACCTTGATTACTTATGGCTGCTAAAGCAGTTGTTCTTGTTGACGCTACTTCATTAGAGTTTTTCATATCCTCTAATTGTTGAGACAAAGAAGTAATCTGTTGTTCTTTTTCTTGGGCAGTTTTATTTGCTTCTTCCCAAAGAGTTTTCCATTGCCCTTGATCTTCTAGCTCTTGCTTTCGTTGTTGATCTTTTTGTTTATAAACCTCATCAAGTTTTCCCTTAATTCCTTTAAACTTCTCTTCGCTTTCCTCTATTTGTTTTCTTAAACTAGAAATCTGACTTTCATATTCTGCTTTTATAGTGTCAAGATTTGGTGTTTGTGGTTGTGAAGGAGTGTCAGCCACGGGCTGTTCAGTACTGGTCACGGACTCAGACTGAATTACTTTTTCTTCGATTGCCATAAATTATGCTTTTGTTGTAGTAGTAGTTGTAGTAGTAGTTTTTTTCGCAGTAGATTTTTTCTTCTCTACTTTTGCAGGAGGAGTTGATTTTACCGCAGGGATTTCTGCTAATTCCCATTTGTATGTTCCATCAGGTTGCTGAACATAATCAATGTGTTTAGACATACATTTCATGTATTTGTATTTAATTCTAACAAATTATTCAGATTTGGCCTCGTTAGCCGTTGGTAGCACTTCACCCTGCACCAAAATGTCTCTAAATTCATCTCTATCTATAACCTGCTGATCGAACAAGGAAGTTAATGCTGTAATATCCTGCCCAATCAACCTTTCAATATCAAAGTCTCTACTTATCTTTACTTCTGGTGGCTCGATCCCTACATAATCAGCAGATAAATTAAATGCTTTCTGCAACTTCTGTTCCAATTCCATAGATACCATTGCAAGCATAGAATTAGTATCTACACGATCCAAACGTCTTGCATCAGCAGATTCAGCTACAAACTTTTGTTGACTCAATGTACTGATACCTAAAGTAGCCATTTGCATCTGTAATTCTTTAATCTCAGCAGATTGAGCATCAAAAGCACTACTTGCTGGTTCTACATAATAAACTTTATTACCAGGCTGAGTTGCCATTGCATAATTAACAGATATAGCTAAATCTTTTGTTTGATCATCATATCCTTCCATTACAAGCATTGGTTGAGATGCAACATGCAAACTATGAATTAAATCTGCCTGTCTTTGAAAATGTGCAAGATTCAGATATGCAATATCAAGTAATGGTGGTTTACTTGTCATGTTATCAACCTTGCCTGAGTAAACAGTGACCAAAGGTATCTCGCCCAAAGAAAATTGGCCTGACTCGGACAGTTCAAAATCTTTTTCACCTGCTGGACTAGACATATTCCCAGAATAAGCACCGTCATTCTCTTCGTACATATCTTCGACTGTTTCTTTCTTTCTGAAAACACGATACCTCCCAGGTTCTATAACTCTCATCTGATCGTATATCTTTTCACCAAAATCGCCATCAGGTAATACAGCTTTTTCTGCAATCCTTACCTGTATAAGATTTCCATAATTAGACTCTCTATCTAATCTCCAGCCATAAACATTTGTAGGATCTATCTCAATCCAATATGGTCTACGATTTTGCTGACGTTCTTCTGCAAGACTAACCGCACCAGAGGGTGCTGGATAATCAACAAGGATATGACTTTGGCCATAAGTTAATGAACACATCAATACTCTTCTTGCGTATTCATCTAAATCTGATTTACAACCATCAACATCCATCTTGAACATTTCAGTCCAATAAGGATCACCAGTTAATGTTATTGGTTTACGAAGAACTAAACCTGTTGCTGCTCTTATTAATCTCTGCGTAAAAGGACTGAACACCGATCTGTTAACTCTCGCAAGATAAGCGTCATAATCCTCTCTTGGCTCTAACGGTAGAAATGCTTCACTATTATCACGAAGATATTCTGTTCCTTCAGTAACAGCTTTCATTATTTCCCAACCCTTAACCATGTCCAATACAGCACGGTTACGAGTGAAAGGACTATCTGTACCACCTAGGTAACTCGTGGAGGTGATACTTGTTCTAAACATTCCAGGTAAAGAGTAAGTCATGTCAGCACCTCCATCTCCTTAATGCTAATGCTTTTCTAGTAGGTCTGCCTTTACTGTCTTTTAACGGACCTTTAACTCCTTTCATTCTTGCACAAAAACTCTTTCTTCTTGCCTTTTCTTTTGGTGTTAAATTCTTTTTCTTAGTTACTGGTGCTTTTAAATTACTTCCTGTGGCTCTATTATATTTTGCTCGTCCTTTAGCAGTCAGCCCTCCCTTCTTGGACTTTTCGCCTCTTCCTACTGATAAACTGACTCCTTTTTTGCGTGGCATTACTTTCCTACTTTAGCTTGTGCCTTTTTATGGGCTTGAGTAAAAGTATCTCCTGCTCTCATACGTCTTTTCATGAACTCCATGTGTTTATCACTATGATGCTCTGAATGTTCCTTAAGTTTATTTTTTTGACGGGTGGTAAGTTTCATTTCTTTTTCCTCTTTTTCTTTTTGGCATTTAATTTTTTAAGATCAGCAGCCGTAATCTTATCTCTTGGTGGAGCAACCGCAGCTAATTTACGCTGTTTCTTTGAGTAGGATTTCAAAGGCATTATGCAGCGTTGGTTATATCACCAGATGTGATAAAACTTATTGAAACAGTTGAAAGGTCACCAACAGTTGAAGATAAACTTGAACCTGTAACAATTCCATTAAAACTTACTTTTTTAGCACCAGTTGTATCTAAAAATAATTCAAATTGTGCATCTGCTGAATCTTCTGTTGTTAATACATCTGCAAGAAGATTAGCTGTTTCGTCTCCACTAGCTGCTGTATATAGAAATTCAACAGTACCAGAACCAGAAATTAAACCACCAACAAATTCTCTTGATGTCTTTCCATGAGCCGTTACATCTAATGTGTCTTTTGTTGTATCAAGTGTCCAAGCTGTTGTCGAAGTGATTGCTGCGACTGATCCTGCTCCATTTATAAATTTAACAGAACCTTCTTCGCCACGAAAAAATGCCATTGTTCTAAGAAAAAAGAGTATTTAAAAGTATTTTAACTTGTTGTTGAGTTTTTTACACTATCCTCTGCTTGTTTTCTCATATATTGTTCACATCTGGGATCCCAAAGGGCAGGATTTCGCTTGCCTTTAACCTTTTCAATAATGTCAAGCATCTCATCGGTAATTTCAGTCATTTTTTACTCCTTTTAGTAGTTTTCTTTTTCCTATGTTGATAGCTTATCTTCTTTTTACCTGTTTTTTCACGTTTAAACCTCTCTTTCTCACTTTTCGTCATCTCCCCTACAGTCTTAGGTGTCTTACTTGATACACGTTTACTGGGGCGACAGGCAGGATAGCCTCTTTTTTCCCCTTTTTGACGACCACAAGGTTTTCCAGTCTTAACATCAACCCAATTTTCCTTAAACCAACGTGTTAAACCACCTTTAGCTCTTGGATTTGGTTTACTTTTTCTTCTTTGTGGCACTTTTCTTCTTTCCTACTCTATAAGTTCCGCCACGCTTCTTATATTCTCGGACTAACCAAGCATTTGCGTAGGCAGAAGGGTAAACAGCAAACTTACGTTTGGCTTCAGCTTTTACTCTAGCGTAAAGTGCTTTATTTACAGGTACATTCACTTCTCTTCTTGCCTCCCTTTTTCTTCTTTTTTTTCTTTTTTGTAGTTGACATTCCGTAGGCCATAAGCAAAAAGGGTATCTTAGTATATTCTAAACGAAGTTTGACCCAGTGTCTCTGGCTTTGCTAAATTAAACTGCTGTAAACAAAGATAACCGAAAGCATCAAACGCATGATCCACACCTAAATTCTTATTAGGCATACCTGTATTTGGGGCATAAGTTAACGTCCTAAGTGCTTTTATTAATTCTTTACATCGTGGGTGGATAAATGTTCTCCTCTCACCATTCGCATCATACAAAGCTGTGTTCACCGCAGTAATCTTATCTCTAATCTTCCAGGGTGATTTTGGACTCATAACTGTAAATCCATTCCTTCTTAAGATCGTATGGTCAGTTACACCTACACCACTAGTTTTTCTCGCACTCCCCGTTGGGTCAGGACATGCAATTACTCTACGATCCACACCATATCTTCTTACAACTTCTTCCGCAAAATCCCAAGTTGTTGCTCCACCTGTCAACATGATCTCATCAAAGACATAAAGACAGTCATTGTGCTTTACAGCACAGATTCCTGCCATCGGATCTACGTTAAAATCCAGTCCAATTAACAAGGGCATTAAATGTAAATCAACAGATTCAGTCGAAATGTTTTCATCATCAAAACTTACAGCTACTAATCCTGTTAAATTTTCAAAACTAGCCTCAAATTCCTGCCTAAATGTTCTTGCATCTAATTGGCTCCTCGCAGCTTCAACTTCTTCTTCCGCAACATTACCCCCCTGGATCGTAGTAAAACTCCATCTCTGCCAATCATCTCTATCTGTTTCCCCGCAAAAACACCACATATCATAAAACCAACTCGCAGTTCCATCAGGTGTACTAATAAATAAAGCCCAACCCTGCTTATCGGCCAAGGCAGGTCTTATGACTTCTGCCCATACATCTTGATCCATAAATGCAGCTTCGTCTAAAACAACACCCGATAAACTTCTACCTCTTAAAGCCATCGCATTTTCCGTTCCTTTCAACTCAATCGTTGATCCATTTATCAATTCGATTCTCAAATCTGTCTCATTTTTAGATTGTACCCAAATCTTAGGCACTAATCTCTTTAATTCTTTCCATGCAATATCCTTCGCCATGCGATATGTCGGTGCACAATAAAAATATGTCTCACCTGGTCGATTTATTGCTCCACGAAGTAGTTCTATGCAGGAAAGGTAGGATTTTCCAAACCTTCGACCAGCTACAAGTACTCGAAATCTTTTATTGCTGTTAAAAACTTCGCCCTGGGCATATCTTAAACTGATTTCTGGTGCGGTTTTTACAGCCATATACTAAAAAATAACAAATTTTTCAATTAATACCCCTTATTTATAGCCTAAATTGACTTTTCTAGGTTATCATTCAATTAATCACTTTATTCTGATTGAGTCCGTGGCTGAATCATGCTTATCTGGTTTCGTTCCAGAAGATTTTAAACAAGAAGCACAAGTAAAAAAGAAAAGGCGTTCTAAATTTGCTTGCAATACTCAAGAACATATTCAACTTAGAAGTCAAAGATTGTATTCTCGTCAGCTAGATGGGAAGACAACAAGGCAACTTGTTCTCGAACATGCAAAGATAGAAGGTATTTCAGAAACTTCCGCTTGGAGCGATTGGGGCAGGGTTAAGGTTTGGAACAACGAGGACTGGGAAAAAGATAGAGAAAATATGCTTCCTAGACTTCAAGCTATGAGAGTTAGACTATTTAATAAGGCAATATCTAAAGGACAATTACAAACAGCAGCGCAAATACTTGATTCATTAGGCAAGGTTATTGGAGAGTCTGTAGAGACAGTCAATATTCAAGCACCTGAACTATCCATCAAAGTAGAACAAAAGCAGTAGTAACTCTGTATTAGTAACGAAGATTACGAGAATATATTTAAGTACCTCGACATAGTATATAGCACGTAACATTTGCTACACTACCCCCTAGCATATGTGCTATGATGATGTCATAATTAATTATTTAATATGTCACTTATAACATCAGTATATGTATCATCTTTGCTGCAGTCTTGATGTCATGTTGCTATAATTAATATATACATAGTTAAGCAGGAGTTGCGAGATACTGCAACCACCTCACGACTTCAGGACTAGCCAGTATCCTAGAAAACTAGATCACCTGAAGAAGAAGTCAAATAGGTTCGACTAAGATTTTGACTTCATGCCTGTCTTAACAAAATTTTCCTTTACCTCTAGGCTGATCCACTCGCGACCCTGATGCCCCTAAGCCCTCTCTTAGTTACTATCTAGCTCCGAGACTCTGAAGCAGCAGCAGATAGCGTCCATAGATCAGCCTACAGGTAAAAGGAATACCTTTTACTTATTGTTCACTTATCCAAAATTTTTTGACATGACTTACGCGGTTATGACCTACAAGGGAGCTTTTGACGGCTGGCAAGATGCAAGCGATAACAACATACGCAAGCATCAAAAGGACGCTCTGGACTATTGCGAATTACTTTCAAAAGTAAGACCGCAGTACATCCACAAGGTACAAGTATTATCCGAGCCTAGCTTGCCTTTATTTTCATCTTTGAGAATTGGCGAGCCAAAAAACGAAGTTTACACACTTCCAAAAGGTCAATACTTGACAGTAAGAAAAAGAAATCTTTTTCAACGTATCGTTAGGAGATTGTTTTTCTAATGTCTGAAACAGAATTTGACATTTACTTTGCAGGAATAGATTGGGGGGAGACTTTCAATCTATTTCCAGAAGTAAAAATTACTTACGACCCAGAATTTCAGGAGCTAACAAAAAATGAGAATTAAACTACAAATTATTTCTTATTGCGTTTTAATTTCTTGTATTTGTTTTACAGGTGTTGAGATTTTCAACACCTTAAACACAATACAGTCAAATTATTTATCAACTTACTCGGAGCTTTTAGATTAATGGATTATCCAAGAGATACAGGCAACCTAAAAGAAGCTACTTCTTACAATGGTTGGACTAATTATGAAACTTGGAATGTGGCTTTATGGTTGGATAATGATTATTTTAATTATTCAATTTTAAGAATGCCATCAGTAAAAACTTATCAAGATTTTTTAGATAGACTACAAAGTCCTAATCGTATTTTTAATAATTTAGATGCGGACTATGATTATAGAAATTTTACTGGTGACAATGTTTCTTGGAACGATCCAAAAATAAACATTGAAGAAATCAATGAAAAAATTATGGAGCTTAAATCATGAGCCACTTACTAAAACATTATATCGAACACAAGAAGCTTATACCAATGCTTCTTGATTTCGGTTGGATTGTCAGGAATGACACATGGACAGACTGCCCTTTAGAAACTCAAGAAATTTTTAAAGAGTGGCACAAGTCAGCCTATGGGGAATAAATTTCCCCATTTTTTCTAAGAAAAATTCATTTATCCTAAACAAATCATGCCAGTAATGAAAGCAAAAAAAGCTCAAATTAAACCTGAAGAGCTAATCGTGAATGAATTAATTGAAGCGATTGAATCAGGAAAAGGTAAAAATTTATGGCGTAAAGAATGGTCAGTTAAAGGCGGTTTTAGAAACGTCTTAACTGGGCATGAATATCAGGGTTCAAACCCTGCTTTATTATGTTTACAAAGTTCTATTAGAAGATGGCATCTACCTCTATTTATAGGGGCAGGTCAGGCACGTTCCATAAATTGTTTACCAAAAAAAGGTTCAAAATCTGCTCGAATTTTACAACCACTTTTGAGAGAATTTGAAACTAAAGAACTTGATGAGAATGGAGACGTTAAAAAAGGTCAGTATATGAGCTATAAATGCGTTCCAGTATTCAATGTTCAGGACATTCGTGGTTTAGATGATGAAGCATCAAAAAAATTAGAAAAACTAATTGATGATGCAGTTCTAACTTCAAAGCCTAGAGAATTAGATGTCAGGGTTAAAGAAGCTCATGATCGTTTATTCCAGTGGGAAAAGCAAATCAACACTCTTGTAAAAGGTGGAGATAGAGCTTATTACAGAGAATCAAGTGATGAAATTGTAATTCCAAAAAGATACAATTTTAAAAATGACGAATCTTATCTAGCTACATTTGCTCATGAAGCGATCCATTCAACAAAGCATAAATCAAGATTAAATAGAAACAATCTTTCTTATGCGAACGAAGAATTAGTTGCTGAGTTAGGTGCATATATCGTATGCAACCGACTTCAGATATCTAATTTAGATACAATGAACCATGCCGCTTATTTAGAAAGCTGGTGTCCAATGCTTAGAAAAGATCCAAAGATCTTATTTAAGTCATTAGCTAACGCTAGTAAAGCTGCTGATCTTGTAATTGGTGAGCAATAAGCTCACCTTTTCTTTTATTTATCAAAATTATGTATTTAGTAAAAGTATTATGACTGAAAAAGAATTAATTAAAGAGTATGTAGATGACCACTACAAACATTTTGATCACTATCCTATTAATGTAGAAGTTAATGGAAAACTTTATAACTTTAAAACTTATTGGGAGATTTTAGATCATGACTAACAAAAAAATAACCGATCCTGAAATAATTAAAGCGGGTGAGGATTTAAATAGAATGTCTAATTTATCAAATAGAGTCATATCAAATGATGAGGACTTGTTTGAAGAATTAGGAACGATCCAAAGAACCCTTTGCGATATATCAATGTTAAAGGCTGACTTCTTGAAAAGATATGAGGATATTATCGAAGAGCAGTATAATCTTGAAACTAAACTAGCAGTGATGCAAAATGAGATGCTTCATTCGTTTGAATTAGTTAAAAGATATTATAAGACAAAGAAAAAGGGCTTTAAATAGCCCTATTTTTTTTAAAAAGGTTCTTCAGTATCAGTCAAATCACAATTAGTAAAATCTAAACTTAATTTACATCTAGTCAGAATTAAAGTTTCATATAACTTTTTATCTGAAGAAAGAGCTTTAGTAATAAGATTATCCCATTCTTCAGAGGATAATTCATTCAACTTGTAGGGATTATAACCTAACCTTTCGATTGAGATTATATGATTCTTAATTAGACTCATAATAGACTTATTGTAACACTATTAATATATCATACTTTGATTGACAATAGCGTCATATATACACTAATATACATATTAAGTTCACTTATCCTAAAACTCATGGGCTTAGACATGTATTTAGAAGGTTCTTTTTCTACAAGAGCCTACACCCAACCAACAGACCAAGACTACGCTGACATGCGAGAAGGTAAAAAGGTTACTGTTGAAAGATCATCAGCATTGGAAGATGCTTTGGACGCTATTGGTTTTCAAGACGCTCCAATAGAACATCAGTATAATCATTTAACTTATGTTTTTCCTATCATTACATGGAGAAAAGCTAATGCAATTCATAAGTTTTTTGTAGACGAAGTACAAGACGGAGATGACAACTGCGAGCGTCATTGGGTGTCTTTAGAAAACTTAAAAGAACTTCTTACTAGAATTAATGAAATTCTTAAAATAGAAGATAAAGAAGAAAGAATAACAAAAGCAAGTAAAATTTTACCTACTGATAATATCGGTTGTTTCTTTGGAACTGCTGAATATGATAATTGGTACTTTCAAGATTTAGAACGTACCAAAAATACTCTTGAAAAACTCTTTGAATACGAAAAGCAAGCAGAAGATGGGAAACACTTCGATAACTTCTACTATCAATCATCATGGTAAAAATTATGAACAAAAGTCAAATTGAAATCGCTGTTGATTTTCTTAAAGAACGTGGTTGGGAGTTTCGACCAGCCCAAAAAATAGAAGGTGTTTTTAAACCTATAGGAAAATATGATGCAAAAAACCCTGCTCAAAAAAACTTTAGTACTTATGACAATAAAACTTTAAAAATGTATGCTTGCATCATTTCTAAAGCAGAGTCTCAAGGTAAAACTTGGAGGTACATCTCATAATGTCACATCCAGTAAATGATGAAATTCTTGAAAGACTTTACGAAGAAGTTAAAGAAGAATTTCCTAATGCTTTAGAACCTTTTGTTATCGCAGAAGTACAAAAACGATTCGAGGAGATGAGTTAATGAACATAACAGAATCAAGGGACGAAGCGTTTGAGGCCATAGCAGAGATGCTACGTTCCAATGTTAAGAAAACAAAGATAGCTAGTAAGTTGGCTGCTGATTATTGCGTAAGTGATAAGACAGTTTACAAGTGGATTACCAGAGTGGAAGAAATGTACGATATTACACCAATCGAGTCAATTCTTCAGCAGCAGAAGGTAGAGCTAAAAACCGAGATATATCAAGATCTCATTAAAGACTACCATGCTGCTAAAGATAATGATGACCAAGAGTTAAGGAGAAAAATTGGACATATTTTAAATAATACTTACCTTAAAAAAATTAATTTCAACTGAGAATTTCGCTAGCGAATTATGATTGACAACCCATTACCAGATCAAGTTATGCAGGAGAAAGAAACGCTCCAAAATGCACAAGACTTTGAATTTTATTGCAACCACCATTCAAAAGAAATCGCTACTCACTACAAAGTTCATCCTGATTTACATGAAGACTTTGCAGAGTGGTTTCAAGATTATATGTCCCAAAATCCTGATCTATTCGATCATACTTGTATCATGCTTGATGATAGTTACATTAAGGATTGGTGGGAGTGTAATGGAGAATACTTTGATGACTTCGATACACCTTATATGGAGATTACAAAATGAAATTAGAACAGATCTATCAAACACTAAAAGATTTTGCAAAAAAAGAAGAAGATCTGCAATGCAAGTGGCCTTGTGATTCTGATTACAACGTCCCAACTTGGGATAAAATTTATGATGCTTTAGACATCCTTGATTCAATTATTAATTATGAACCTAGTGATGCTGAATTAGAATCATACAATAATTCTTACTCTGAACCACTTCACGTAAGAAATCAAAAAATGTTAGAGATGAAAAGTGAGTCTCATGGAAGGAGGTTTGTATGACTAAATATATTGTTAAAGAACATTCAATTTTATACAAAGAAGTTGAAGCTGACTCACCAGAAGAAGCAGAAGAAATCGCTATGGGTGAACCTGTTAATCAGGCTGAAGAATATATAGAAGTAGAGGAGGGGGAATTAATCTAATGCCTAAAGGAAGATATTACGAATACCAAATAAAAAGGGCATCTATTGATGATGCCTTTCTTTCTAACGATATTGATTCGTTCCAGTATAAAAAACTTTCCTTAGAACTAGATCTTCAATACGAAGATGTTGTTAAACAAAAAATTTTTAAAGATAAATTAAATAACTATATACACGATGAGGGTTTGAATAATGGAGCATTTTGAATACAAAGGTTATCAAATCACAAAAGCTTACATTCGTTCCACACCTTATTTTTGGATTGATAAAAATTTTGAACCATTAGATGTTAGTGGTATTGATATTTACAAAGAATGTAAAGAAGATAAACGACCAATGCAAAGAACTAAATATAGGTTAAGAGTAGGAGATTTTGATACTTTGGAAGAAGCAAAAAAAGCTATTGATAAAGGTTTTGAATAATGGAACAAATATTTAGCAAAGCTTCCTAAAGATTAAACCGCTACTAACTGATCTTGTCGCACCATCTCTTGAAACTCTGCTACCTTTTCTTTAAATAATGCACCACAACCTATCAACTCCATAGCTGTTACCCAACGGAGTTGTAATCCATTTTTTCTTATTATACATACTAATCCTCTTTTTGCTCTCACTCCAGTTTTTTCATATAACCCTTCGTTATACGCTCCGATCTGCAATAAATGATCCTGTAAATATTTTTCTGGTTTATCTATATCTTTTCCATAAGTTTTAAAATCTACTATCGTCAGTTCTGAATGGCCGTCAGGGTTTTCTGTATCTATTAAAGCGTCACATTGTCCTGCATATCCTGATGAATGGTTAATATTAAATTCACTAAGATGAATGGCTTTTATATCCTCTAAAAAGGGTTGTATATTTCTGGTGTACTCACTACATGCCCATTGTTCCTCGACTTTATTTTTTCCATGAATGGCGTTTTGTAATGCCCATGTTGTAATTGCTTGACTAGGCCGTGCCAAACCATCTTCGTAAGTTTTCCAACCATTCCTTTTGTTCGCTGAATTTATTGCCAGTATAGACGCTCTTTTTAATATTTTCTCGCAATATGAATGAACCGCAGTTCCAATACTACATGCTAAATCTCTTTGCTCTATAGATCCTGGGCGTTTTGCCCATTTCATTAAAGCCTTCTTTTGTTCTAATGGTGCAGTATGTCTAAGTATTGATGTTACTGAATGGTATTCTTTCTCTTCTTCATCTCGATAAACCCTATGCGTTCCAGAATCATCTCTTGTTAAAGATGAATGGCGTAAACCAGCTAATAAATTTTGCCTATCAGTATCTTTAGATAAGGCCAAAACCATTTGTTTGTAAGGATTTTGTTTAACTTTAACTGGCTTACGCTTTGTTTGCAAGAGAATACTCACTCTTCGTAAAAGAAATCTGGGTATAGTTTAATCGAAGATACAACTACTTCCCATAACCAAGTTTTAGGATAGACGTTTACTAAAGTTTTTTTATAGACATTTTCATCTACAAAATAACTAACTCTTTCTTTATCTTTTAAAGGCTTTTGTTTATAAATGTGTCTAAAAAGATTTGAGATGAATTTACCAAATTTATTTAATTTATTTTCTGGTAAAGGAGTAAATAATCTCTCCAAAACTTCTCTAACTGAATAATATTGTTCAGCTTCACCCTTGTAAGGGTTAAATGTAATCTCCATAAAAGAAAGTTTAAATAAAAAACACAATCTGGTCGGACTGCAATCTTATTTTACTGCATAAAAAAAGACCAAGCAACGACTACTTGATCTTTTTTGTAAGGTGTCCGACCAGAGACTTCCTTTGTTTTTATTATGACGAAAAACAAATTATATGTAAATACCTCATAAGGGCTACTTATACGAACCTTGTACTTACATTTAATAAACTTTGACTATTCTGATAGAAACTACTGTTTTGACGCTATTTAAGTTGTAATAAGAGGTATTACATTAAATATATTTAAGGGGTTAAATTAAGTGTTAAATATGTTAAACAATGTCTGACAAATAATTTACATTTAGTAATATATATCACCCTTTTATTAAACGAATTTCTGGTGCTTCTTCCATCTTTTTAGCTTCTTCTAATGTCTTATCAATTACAGGTGCAAACATGTCATCTATAGCCCTTCTTATTATTGAAGAAATAGAAACCCCAGGTCGAGTATATTTTTTTAATAAAGCATACTGGGATTTTGTTATTTGAATGGAAATTCTATGTAATGAATGGTCTTCTGATAAAAGTTCAGGTAAAGGCATTAGCTTGAATGTAAGTTATAACATCATTATTACACAATGTATACACTTTTACAACAATATCTTCACATAAAAAAAACTGCCAGAGTGGAGTCTGACAGTTTATGGCTAGAAACTTAATCTTCCTTATTATCCCCCAAAAGGGTCTTCATAGGTAAGTAATTTCTTCAAATCAAAACCTTTTGATTTAACTTTTTCCCAAGCTGCCTCAACAGCATCTTGATCCTCTTCGTCTTGTGGTTCTATTTGAACATCATAATTCCAACGACCTCCTTCTCTATCTAATGAAAGAGAAAGATCCCATGCCATTAGGTTTTTGTACTTCCTGTTCAAAGATAATTTTCTTATTTTGCTTAAGATTTGATACTGATCGGCTTCTAAAATACGAACCATGCTGTTCTTATAGTCGTAAATAGGCCAAACATAAGTTTCTTTAGCTTCTGCTGGTTCTGTACTTTGAAACTTTGTTCCTCTTGTGTACGAACCTCCCATTTCTGCAAGGATTTCTTCTTCACTTGGTTTGTCAACAAACCTAAATGATTTACCTTTCTCTCCATGAACAGATTCACCATAAATCTTCCAAAAAATTAGGGGATCTTCTTCCAGTAATGCGAAAGAAACTGGCTCTTTTGGATCGACTTTTGATGGGTTTAAGTATGAAGAAACAAGTGGACGATCCCCCTGCTCTTCTGCTTTTTTGACTTTTTCTTCAAAAGTGGCTGAAAATTTCATAAACTTGAAATTGTTAAATAGCGTTTGTAATCAATGGGCAAAATATATTTGCACAATCTCATTCTAATAGCTTGACCCTGATTTGTAAATGGCTTAAACTAAGAAAACCTCCGAAATCTGTTCAGATACAAAACAGAAGTTCAGAGGTTTCACTTATCCTATTAGAATGATACATGACTATTATTAATTTCGTCAAGACTCTTCCTGAAAATTTAGTTTACGCTCCGATATATAAAAAAGATTCTTTCATGAAATCAGGCCGAAAGGCTACTGGCAAGAACCCTTTAGAAGAATCATGGGAAAGAGATTTTGATAGACATGATGTTGAATTAGCAATAGAAAAGAATCCTGACCTTCAGGCTATTGGTATATATACAGGAATAAGAGGTAAAGGCATTGTAATTCTTGATATTGATAAAGACCATTCGATACTAAGAAAGAAATGGGCTAAGACGCTTGTAGGTGCTCCTAAGATCACTTCTACTAAGAAAGATGCAGCAAAGTATATATTTACCGTTCCAGAGGCTTTATGGGGCGAAGTGAAGGGGCATGGGCTTCGTAAGGAAGAAGGTGGTAATTATGAAATTCTTTGGGGAAGAAGGCAAGGTGTTATATATGGTGCTTACCCTGGTGGACATAGTTCTGAAGAAGGTGTTTATACCTTAACTGGAAGTCTTTCTAATATTCCTGTTGCTCCTGCTTGGTTAATAGCAGAGATGAAAGCTCCTCCAAAACCTGTTCAGAACAAAAAAGATTTAGATTTCAGTGATAGGACAGAGGACGAAATAGCTCAGATAATACATGAATGTCTTTCTGTTATATCTCATCAAGGGCTTGGCAGTAGAGAACATTGGATAAGAGTTGGAATGGCTATTCATTCTGCATTGCCTAACGATCTTGGGTTGTCTTTATGGTCATTCTGGTCATCTCATGATCCTGACTTTGCTGCTGAATGGGAAGATGCTGGTGATTACGATACTCCCTGTACTGCTTCTTGGTATTCATTTAAAGGCGGTGGTATTGGTTTAGGTACTTTGATCTGGCTCGCAGACAGAGAAGATCCTGAGAGGCATAGGTTCTCTGCTGAGAATAAAAAGATTGTCAAACAGGCAGAAGAAAAACAGGTTCAGGAAATCAGGGCTTCTACTCTTGATTTTGATGAAGTCATAAAACGTGCCAAAAAAATACTCGATCTTGATAACCCTGCTGAGATGAATTACAAATTAAATACTTTGGCTTTGAAGTCTGGTTATAGAGATCAATCTTCTTTAGAAAAACTTATTGTCGATCAGATTCAATATGAAAGTCAAAAAGGTATTCTGGATTTAGCAGATCTTTATGCTTTAGATATTCAAAGAGAGTACTTGATTCCTGATATTCTTCCTACTCCTTCAGTTGTTTTGATCTACGGTGCAGGTGGTGATGGTAAATCCATGAGTGCTTGGACTATGGCAAGACACATCGCTACTGGTTCTCCTTTCTTAGTTAGAGGTAGTGAAGTACCTGTAGAACAGGGAACAGTTCTTTTGCTTAATGGAGATCAACCTCTTACTCAACTCAAAGAACAATTAGAAGAAGTCAATATTCCTTTAGACAGTAAGGTTAAAATCCAAACTGATTGGCAACTTCAGAGATACGCTCAGTTCATTAAGTTAATGGATCAATACGAACCAAAATTAGTTGTTATCGACTCACTTATTGGTTGTAGTGGTGGTAGGGCTTTTGACGAAAACAAATCAGATTTTGCTCAACCTCTTTACTGGCTTACAAGAAATAATGGTGTTCTTTTTCCTAAAACAACTATTTTGATTATTCATCACGCTAATAAAAATGGTGGTTTTAGAGGTACTTCTGCTATCAGAGATGCTGTTGATGAAACTTGGAAACTATCTAAGCCTACTCAGGAACAGGCTAATAAGGTTGGACGTTCCAGTAGATTTATTACTATCGAAAAATCTAGGTCTGGAAGAATGGGGACTCAAATGATTATGAAGATGAAAGAGGATCTTACTTTTTCTATTGAAGACTTTACCCCTGAAGTTTCTAACGATCCTTCTTCTCCTACTACCGTTCAAGATAGAGTTCTTCAAAAGTTACGTTTAATTCACCCAGAAACTTATACCATCAATCAAATGATTCACGATCCAATGGTTGATGGTAAAGATGCTGCTATAAGAAAATCGTTCCAGAGATTATTAAAGAGAGGATTAATAGAAGTAGTAGAAGATGGAGAGTCTAATAAATCTTATAAAGCTATCCTCGCGCGGGGAGAGGGTGCATATCTTGTCCCATTGGAAGAATCGTAGTTGTGGAGCGTGATTTCAGTGGGACAACACTATGGGACAACTAAGATTGTCCCACGACTGTCCCACACTTTTAGGACTATGGGACAATTATGCTTGTCCCACTACCTTGTCCCATACCAAATCAATGTTGTGGAACGGGATTACAAGAAATGGGACAATTTAAGGCACTCTCCCCAGGGGAAATCTACTAATTAACATCATTAAACTATCATTCTATGAAGACTCAAGAGAAGATTAAAGCTGCACAGCAAAGGATAAAAGAATTAAAAATTTTAATAGAATTATGGACTAATAAAAAAGTTAATACAAAGATATTATGATAATATATTTTTAGAGATTAAGTATCATTGGAACGTGGAAACAAATCAAGAGGTAATAAGAAGTATTACCATGTATTAATAGATATAAATAGAGGTAAATTATTTGATAAGTACATTAGAGAAAGCTTAAAAACTAAGCCTACATCTTGGATTCGAGATATTATTTATAATTTTTTACAAGAAAACATAGACCAAGAAGTGTATAATGAAGCTTTGAAAAAAGATCAAGAAAATTGGAATCAAGTTATTCAGAATCGTCTACAAGGAAGAGCTTTATCAAAAATGCTAAAGACAATCAGGAAGAACCCAGAGTAGTTTTTGATGGGACGTATCATTATAAAATAATAGACGGAAAACGTCATTGGATTACACAACCTCCTGCTACCTACGAAAGATGAAAAGAAAAGATACTCCTTCTTATAACAAGCTAGCTTGCCTTCAAGAAATCAGAAGAAAAGGACTACTTAAATTATTACTTGATGTTGAACTTCGTGGTGTAGAACACAGGGTTCATATCACCAGTGATTCAAGAGCAGACCTTACAGTTAATGATGGGGATTGGATCAATGATCATATAAGGACTGCTATTGTTAAGCATAACTATGAAATCAATAAGATCCCTAAACTACAGGTGAAAGATTTCACCATGAAAGAAATTAAAGAATACGAAGACTCACTTGAATGAAAACACCGATAGGACAAAAGTTTCAACTTAATCAGGTTGTAAAAAGAAACGCTTCGACTGGTTATTCAGCCAGTAAATATGCACAGTTCACTGGCAAGATTACAGAAGCTTTAACAAGAAAAAATAAATTAGGAGTTCCTCAGTATTATTACAAAGTTTTCTGGGAAGATGGAAGATCATCTGAGCATGCCCAACATAGCCTTAAGCCTTTTCCATAAAGGTTTCTTCATACTTTTCATTTCTTTCTTCATTTCATGAAGTGCAAGCAAAGCTTCAAGCTCTGCAAGACGACCCAACATACCTGTAAGAAATACGTCCTGACGCATCTGATGACGTATTAGATTTGTGCAGTATCTTTGTAATTCTTCGGTATTTTTATTATTCATTATTTCTCTACAACGCATCTCAACTGACAATTCCAGTTCTGGTGTAGGTTTTTCAAAATCTATATTGAATAGTTTGTCAGTGTCCATTTCCTTATGTCATCCTTTCCAAACATAACAATATTTGCTAGATTTGCCATAACTAGCCTGTAGCTTCAACGCTATCTCCTCACACAAAGGGCTAGTTATTTAACATGGAAGAACAAAAAAAGAAAAACCCCATACAAAAAATAAAAGAGACTATTGAAGATAAGGAAGAACAATTAGCTTTTATATCAGTAGTAGTCCGTTTAGTTGTAGTGGGTTGGAGTGGTTTTATAGTTTCTTTGAACTACATTACTATTCCTGGCTATAGCAATGAACCAAAAGATATCACTTTCCCTGCTTCGTTACTTACGGGGGCCCTAGCCAGCTTTGGTTTGGAGGGTGCTAAAAAACGTGGTGATGGTACATACAAACCTGATGAAAAACCTCTTAACAAAAAAGAAGTAGAAGAGTTACTAGCATCACAGTCTGGTGGTTATCAAACCGTTAGAATTGAAACACCGATTAAAATTATTGGTGCAGAAATTGTAGATCCCGATTCTCCTAAAAAATGAAAAAATTTTTACCTTTGATTTTACTGGCATTTCCAACTGCTAGTTTTGCAGACATCACTCACAGTATTCAGAGTGTAGCTTCAGTCTCAACAGTCGCAGCTTCAGCTACATCAGAAAGGATTGCAGCTTCAATCAGTGTAGCTGGAAGCAATGTACAGCCAAAGGCAAACGATACGGCTAATTTGATAGGTTCCCTAGATCTAGCTGATGCTGGTATTACTAACGGTGTTCCAACTGTTGATTACGATACTAGTTTTACAGTGGTAAATGCTGGCGATGCTTTTTCAGTGAGTGAAACCTATTTACAAGCGGATAGTACGAGCACTACTGCAAGTACGGTTCAAAATGGGATCGCTCAGTTGCCTCTTTTAGGGTCGTATACGGTTGTGTCTGGTGGAGATCCTGGTTCTGTTGCTATCACGCTAGATAGTGGACAAGGTTTAACTGTAAATCTATCTGATATGGGTGCTGGTACAACTGCAACGCTCCAATCAACAATCACTCTTGGCTTGGATTAATGAGATGGCTGTTGCTTTTGTTTATAGCTTTTCATAGTTCGTATGCACAGGCTACCACTCCTAGGTTCAGTGCGAATCAGATGCAATCTACAAGCAAAAGTGTTTCTACTATTAATGAAACTATTGTCACTGAAAACTACAGGACAGGTTATAGCTACAGTGTTTCTGGAACGAATATCCGTGTTAAGGAAGGCACTGTCATATCACCTGATGCCACATATACTACAAGTCAGAACACAGGAAAAGTTAGCTTTCAATGGGTGACACCAGATCTACCTACCAAACCTCAATGGGAGATGATTCCAGGCTCTTCAGACTTTTCAATAATGGAAAACTTTCTTGCTCCAGGGCTAGACGCAGTATCAATCATCACAAGAAATCAAACTATAGAAACTGTGCAAGACTCTGTAACGCTATTTCAGTAGCTTTATTATGTTCTAGCCCCGTATATGCAAACACCACCATTTCATCGCCCAGTTCTAGTAGTCAAGGCACAGTTATAAACAATGGCTATCAAACGATAAATGGAAACTTCCCAACTCATAGATTTTCAAACGGAATACAATGTCAGTTACCAACATTGGCTTTCACTCCTTTTGTTACTAAGGGAGAAGGGTATAACACTCCAAGAATTACTACATCACGAACCAATATATATGACACTGCAACGGACAGCGATACAGGCCAGTTGCTTAATCCAGGGAGTATTCTATATGTCGCAGAACAGGAAAGAATAGATCAGACAAACCATAACCTCTCATACGGAGCAACTCTTAGCATCCAAGTTCCATTGGGAAAGAGATACAACGATGAGTGCTTAAGGGCTGCTAAAGCGAATAGAAAGACACAGGAGTTTATGTTAGAGGCCAAGCGTCTAGAGGTTAATCTTAATCGTGCCAAAGTCTGTGCAACTATGCTTAAAGAAGGTATTAAGTTTGTAGGAGATGATGCTATATCTTGTAGAAATATTGTTCTTACCACGATTCCAGACCAGATATTACCTCACACACACGAAATAAAGACAAAAAAATAAGCATCGGTTCTGGGCTACACGTCCACCTTTATTTCAATCAGTGGGGGCTTTCAGATTGCAATGCTTATTTTAAAGCATCGGTCTTGGGCTACACGTCCACCCTTTCAAGTGGGGGCTGGCAAGAATGTAATGCTTATTAATAATCATCAGCCCTGGACTCGCTACCCATACAACGGCATGGAGGTTTACAGGTAAGTGATGATTAAAAAGTAACTGACGCTCTGACAGTGAGGAGGTGGAACTTAACCCACTCTTTATCAGGTCTGGTTGCTTAAAAGCAATCAAACGATCCAAACTTGCAGAGGTTTATTAAAAACATGTCGTGTGTATTAGCACACTTTCTAGTAAGGGAGGATTGCTTATATATTATTTTAGCATCATTACTAAGCAAGTCAATTCATAAAAAAACCACCTAATAACCCAGAAAAAGGTGGTTGATTTGATTTATTTTTGAATCAAACTTAGCTTAACTAAAAATATTTTATGGGCAAGTCAACGAACCTTGTTTTTCTTGCCCTTGAATAGATTAGCAACACGTTTTATAACTTGCTTGGTTAATGGCTTTACAACCGCAAGAAGGAGAGGAACAGTTGCAGCCACACCTGCAATAA